TTGTGTAGAGATAAGATTCATAGCACCACCACTTAAACCACTTGGTTTATTTGTGATTGCTGATAAGGAGTTGTTGTTAGCAAAGTTAAGAGCCATGTTATGCTCCCATCAATGCTTTTATTTCGTCATCATCTAATCCAAGATCTTTTAATTTTTGTTTGCCTGATGCTTTTTTAGTTTCTGCATTTGCTTCAGCATCTTTAATTTCTTGTATCTTTGCATTAACATCTGCTTCGCTTGGCATTGTTGCAGTATCTTTAATTATCTTAATATGTTGGTATTGCATACGTTCAGAGTTAGGAATTTTATTTCCAGCATCATCTTCTTTTTTCCAACCATACCAATTTCCACCATTAAAAGTTTGTAATGCTAATTGTAAATAATCTTTTTCCATTTTACGTATCTCCTAATCTTATAAATGTAAAACTACTATAAGTTTCATCAGTATTTCCATTCAATTTGGCAGTATTTGGATTTACTCTTGAAACAGCAAATTTAACTTTAACATTTGATGTATCGGTAACATCAATTAATGTTTCAGTAGGAACTGTAATATATGTATTGCTACTTTGTGTTATTTTAATAAAACCATAATTAGCTGACATTTTAGTATATGAAGAATTATTTGTTGTAACATAAATAGTATTTGCTATATATCTTGCATCATCAGCTACATAAAATTGAGCAATAGATCTAACCAAATAAACACCAGTTGATGCAAATGTAAAAACACCAGAACTTTCGGTCATACCTGTTCCAATTTTTCCCCAACCAGAAGTATCAACTCTTTCTAAATTAGAAGTAATAAATGTATCACTACTAGATGTAATATCAAGATCTGCAGTTAATCTCCATTGATCGGCTTCTGTAATTCCACCACCTTTAATTAAACTATAATCAATTCTTTTTATTGTACCAGCATCTGATACTAAAAACTCATCTGTATCAGCTGGAGCTGTAGCAAGTTCTGTTTGACCAGAAATAATATCAGCATTTAATTTCGCTGCTGTTACTGCATCATCAACTATTTTAGCAGTAGAAACTGTACTATCAGATGGTACTCCAAGATCAAGAACTGAACCTAGTATATGAATAAAGTCTATAACATCACCTGTAACTAGGTTTGATGCAAATGTAATTGTTGAACCAGATACAGTATAAGAACTACCTGGTGCTTGTAGTACACCATTTAAAGATACTAACATATGATTAGCAGTTTCTGGTGATACATTAACAGAGTTTACTTGCATAGTGTATGCTGCTTGACCATTGACTACTGATATAGCATCACAGACTTGAAAGTTTCCTACTTGGGGTTCTCTACCTATATATGCCATTTATACTCCTTATATTTTTCCTATTCCATAAATTTGTATTCTGCCAGTTGTTACAAAAGTTTGAGAATCACTTATAGCAAATCTTATTCCATCAACTGTTCCAGTTGTATCGCTTCTACCAGCAAGTATATAATGATAAGCATGACCAGCATCTGTATGACCATAAACTGAATTACCCCATATACCATAACCATTTGATCTACTTGTTCTACTTGCGTTTGCAAGTGTAAATTCAAAATCACAAGAATCTGGAGTTTCAGCACCAAGATTTTCAACAACTCTAACATATCCAGAAAATCTAGTATCTCCTTCTCCTGAAGAATCTAATCTTATATGTTTTCTTTGTGATTTCATGGCACTATCTGTTGAAGAAAAATTATCTGTAGTAAAATATAAATCAATTTCAGCATCTGAACCACTTAACTCTAAACCTATTCCTCTTATTGAATACTGATAAAAACCTCCAGTAAGTGAAATATCTAAATTTGATGATGCTGTTGGAGTTGCATCATGAAGAAGTACATAACCACCTTTGATTAATGAGTAATCAATTCTTTTTAATGTTCCAGCATCATTAATTAAAAATTCATCTGTATCAGCAGGAGCTACTGCTAAAGCTGTCTGACCAGTAATAACTGCTGGATCAAGATCACTTGCAACTACTGCTTTGTTAGCTGGTTTGTTTCCAATATAAGCCAATTAAAACTCCTATGTAATTTCCATTATAGAAAGTGTGCCTGATAATTTATCAGCAACAGAACAATCTATTTGAATTTTATCTCCAGCTTCTAATACAACTTTTCCACCAGATAAAAGCTCTAATGAACTTCCAGATGGTATAGATACATCTTTAACTAAAAATGATGTTCCATTAGCTACATTATTAGCACCACCTCTATTTGATGTTGTAGAAACTAATTCTACTTCTGCTGTAATTGCTGTTGTATGAATATTTGCAAGTACCAATCCTAATACAACTGTTGTCGTACTAGTTGCTACTGTATACATAACATAAGGAGTTCCTGCTGAAGCAGGTTCTGCTGCAAATGTTACTGTCTTAAATGTGTTCGCCATTTTTTTTGTTACTCCTTAATTATTGTTTTATATATTATCCTAAAGCTATTGCAAGAGCTGTTGGATCGTCAGTTGAAAATCCTTGAGCTGACATTAATGTTACTACTCTTGATAAAGCTGCTTTTTTATTAGTACCACCAGCTCCATCATCTACCACAATTAGATCAGATGTAGTTAGGTCTGCACCAATATCTGTACCACCATCAATATCTATAGTAGTTAATGGTAAAGTTCCTGTATCACCAGTTCCAATTAAAGTTCCTGTAGCAGTTGGTAATGTTAAAACTGCTGAACTAGCTGCCGAATGTGGAGCTGCTTGTAATGTTTGAGCATGAGCATTTGATGACTCACAATAAAATTTAACTTTAGCAACACTACCAGTTCCTGTTTTAATTTCTACTAAACCATCTGTAACAGCAACACCACCTGATGAACCATCACCATCTAATAAAACTTTACCAGATCCATTAGGTAATACAGATATATTACCATTAGATACAGATACTATATCTGATATAACTGGAGAAGTTAAAGTTTTGTTTGTTAATGTTTGAACACCATTTAATGTTACATCTCCAACATTTGATGGTTCAACAGTTGTAAATACAATATTTACTGAACCAATAGAACCAGAGTTATCAGTAGTACATAAAAATATTTTATCTGCATTAGTTGAACCTTCTTGAACAATAACTAATTGTCCTGCTAGTTCTGCAACTGTATCATAATCTGTATCTCTTGTAGCAGTACCTGAAGCTACAACATTATAAATACCATTTTCAGTAGCATCTGTTTGACTTTTTACTAAAACTTTATTTCCTGTAGCAAGTGTAATACCATCTAGTGTATCACCATTTTCTAAAGCATTTGATAAATTAATATTTGCTGTTGTTGCTACTCTTGTAATAATTCTTGTTTTTAATCCTGTAACCAAATCATCAACATAAGTTTTAGTTGCTGCATCTGATCCTGAAGAAGGTGCGCCAAGACCTGTAATTGTACCACCAGATATTGCTACACTATTTGCAGCTTGAGTTGATATAGTTCCTAGTCCTAGTGATGCTCTAGCAGTTGAACCTGCCTCTGCTACCCATGTTGAACCACTACCAACTATAAAATTACCATCTGAATTTGATAAACCACCTATAGTATTTAAATTTGCATTTGATGCACCTTTTGCATCTAGTTGTGTTTGAATATTTGAGCTAACACCATTTAAAAAACCAAACTCTGTATTTGAAATTGTACCATCATGTATTTTAGTTGCATCTATTGCAGCACTTGCATTAATGTCTGCATTAACAATTGCACCATCTGTTATTTTAGCAGAAGTAATTTGTGAGTCTGCAATTTTTGCAGTTGTAATTTGAGAGTCTGCAATGTGTGCAGTATCTATACTGCCATCAACATAATGTTCAGAGTTAATACTATCATCAGCTATTTTTGTACCATCTATTGCATCAGCAGCAATTTTAGCAGTTGTAACATTTGCGTCTGTAATTTTAGCAGTAGTGATTTGTGCATCTGCAATGTGAGCTGTATCTATTGAACCATCTACATAGTGTTCTGAATTTATACTATCATCTGCAATTTTAGTTCCATTAACAGCATCTGCTGCAATCTTTGCAGTTGTAATAGCACTATCACTTATATTTGTTGTACCAATAATTTCTGTTGGTATAGATGAATTTGTTTTTGATAAAGCACCAATATAAACATGAGTGATTGCTTCATTAGCAAGTGAACCACTATCAAAAGTTACATTGACTGTTGTATTTGTTGAAAATGATGAACTAGCAATAGTTCCAAAAATTGTTCCTGGTGTTGATGCAGTTATTTTTATTCTTCTACCTGCATGATAAATTGAAGTTACATCTACACCTGCAATAGTAAAAGATGTACTTGATGCGTAAGCTGCTGTGTAAGCACCATCACCATCACCATATTCAATCCATTGTGCATCATTAAACCAATCTCTAGTATTTTTCATCAATGCTCTAATTGCATTGTTTAGATTAGAAGGTAACATTCCTTCTGCTGTTGAAATACCATTTAGTGATGTGTTACTAGCTTGTGTTGTTGAATAATCTTTTATATTAGTTGGCATCTATTCTCCTATAAACCATGCGAAAGCCTTATTACTTTCTTTGTTACGATCATTAATTAATGTATTAATAGCTTCTTCAATTTGTCTTTGAAAGAACTCTTGAGTTTCAAAACTATATCTAACATTATCTATATCAGTTTTTTCTG